GTACCTTCTACTTTTTCTAAGAAATCTAAATCTGGAGATTTAGTATTATCAGTTTTGTTCAGAGGATCCTTCAACATTATTCGGTTCCTCCTGGTTCATTGACTTGTTCTCCATTGCTCTTCGTATTTTCGACATCACCAGTCTTGCTCTGTGGAATGCCTCCTTCGATGTCATTGGTTTTTCGTTCAATGATTGATTTGGCTGCGTCTGCGTAACTTTTTGGTTCACTCTTAACTCCTATTTTTGTGTATAATCCTTGCTCAAAATACCATAGAACAGCTTGTGTGTCACGATTATTTAATGTGATACCATATTCATTTTGTAAGGTATTTCTTATCTCTTCAATATAATTATCCATTATTTTTCTTTCACTTAAATTTCTAGGTTGATCAGCACTAGCTTTTACACCATCTTTTTTAATTGTATAAACATTACCAGACTTTCTATTAAATCCTCTAGTAAACCAAATATCTGGCACACTCTCATCAGAAGTACCCATTAGACTTTGCATAAACTTAGAAACTTTAGGGCCAAACATATCTGCACCATAGATCTCTTTATCTAGAGCTCCAGAGATAGGTTTCATTCCGTATTCTTTTCTTAGTGTATTTAATTCTCTTCTTGTTGTTGGAGTATCTAAGAAATCTATAAAACCAGCTAATCCATTTTGATCAATGTATTTTTGTACAAATTCTAATTGTCCTTTTAAGTGAGATCTTTGTGTCCATCCTTTTTCATCACCAACTTTTGCTTTACCCATTTTAACCAGGACATCTTTTTCTGTCTGTTTACTTAATGGATTAGTTGTTGGGATCTTACCAGTATCTAAATAAATATCTGCAATGTTTGCTGCTACTTTAAAATCAGATCCTACATTTACTCCTGGAGATGAAATAGCAGTTAAGAATACAACAAAGTCTTTAATATCTTTATTGCCTTTAAATTTAGGATTGATCTCATCTAATTTATCCATGGCAATTTTAATATCTTTGTCATACCACCCGGCTCCAGTAATCTCTTGTTTTAATTGGTAGTTAACTTCTTCTACACCCTGGTTGACCATCTTAGTAAAATCATCTGGATTATTAATATCTAGTTTAGGAGCTTGATCAAAATGATTTAAGATGTCATCAATTTTAACTTTATTATTTTTACCAGATCCTTTTATAACTGGAGTAACACTATCCATAATTGATAAAGAGTTATAAGCATCAACTCCTTCTAATTCTGGTTCGTATTTAAATGAACCTTCATCAATTTGTTTTGCTAAAGGACCATCTGGGTTCATAGCTGCACCACCAGAGAAATTCATTTTGTTATTTATTTCTTGGATTGCTTTATCATTACCTTTAAATAATTTTTTCATTCCTTTAATTGTCATTTGGAATAAAGGAACCAATCCTTCACCTATAGGACCTAATGGAGCATCGGCTAATATAGCTTTAAATTTTTCTTCAAAGACTTGATCTGCATCATAACCACCTTCTACATTTGCTGGTGTAGCAAGATAATTAAATACTTCTTTTGCAATACTGTCTGCTTTAGTTGTATCAACATTTAACATTTGAGAAATAAATCCTACAAAGTTTGGATCTCCAGGAACCTGGGCAGTAGCTACAGTTGCACTTTCTGCTGCAAGAGCTCTAGATATAAAAGGCCAAACACCTTTTGCTTTTATTATTCCATTAAATAATTTGTAGTATCCAACACCAGGAGTTAAGAATTGCGTAATACCTTCTGCAAATCCACCAGCTAATGTTTCGGTCTCTCCAATGTTAGGATATACATTTTCTGCAAAATACTTTCCAATATCTGTAACAATGCCATCACCTTCTGGATCTAGCATCTTCATACTCTCTGGTCCTAATACAAACTTCTCAGCACCAGCAGCAAGTAAACTTATAATACCCTCACCAAGTTTAGCTCCACCCCTTACAGTACCAATACCAATATCTTTTCCGTAGTAACCTACATCTTGAAAAAAAGTTCTTTTAGCATTTTGTTCTAACTTATAACCATCATTACCAAGAAGATAATCATTATCACTTTCTTGGTACTCTTTATAGTTTAAGAACATATCATCAATATTACTCATATAATTTTCTTAATGCGTTAAGCTCCTCTATTAATAAATTGATTTGTCCATTTGTAATACCTCTAGGTCTTTCAAATTTATCATCAAAAAATCCACCTTCTGATGTAACCATATCTTCAGTTACTTTATATTTAACACCTGGTTTTAATTCTTTTAATTCTTCTAACTCAACAATCAATGCATCAATACCACCAGGAGTATTAATAAAGTCATCTCCAATACTCTTGTACTCTGGACTGTAAAATTTTTTAAAGTATCTTGTCCAGGCTCTACCTTTTAATCCAAAGTCACCTTTTTCACTTGTAATTGTTTTTTTTATTGTTTTAATTTCTTTATCAATATCTCTAGCCTCATTAACATTACCAGTAATTGTTTTTGCCTCTGCCATAATATCTTGTGCTGTTGCGTTTGGATTAGCTCTCATATAATCCATAATTTGATTAGACGCATTTCTAAATTGTTCAAATGCAATTTTAGTATCTCTATCTAATGTAATCATTCCAGCCTCTGGAAAACCAAAAGAATTTCTCATATACTTCTCTGCTGCTCTGTACTCTTCATTTTTCTTAATTAATAATTTAGATTTAAGATCTCTTTTTTGATCAATACTGATTGCATTATTATCATAAGCATAATTAATTTCTGACATTGATAATGTTCCACTAAATAACATATCATCAAGATTAGACATAACTGAAGGATCTAAGAAATCACCATCTTCTTTATCTTGTTGAATATCTGTAAGTAAATCTTTGTATAGATCTGTATCTATACCTTTAGCCTCTTCTACTATTTCATTAGCAGTTGTAAAATCTTTATTTCTTACAGCCTCTAAGTATTTAATTTGAAGATCATCTTTTTTTGTTTTAATATCTAAATCAAATGCTTTCTCATTATCTTCTATAGATTTAATACGATTGTTTTTCCATTCCCTTACACTATTTCTAAATTCAGCTTGTTCATTTTCATCAAGTGAATTGTAAATAGCCTGGAGTTTTTTATTGTCATTAAAATTACCATTCTGTACTTGTTTCCAAATTTTAGTTGCTGAAGTAGCACTTGTAAGATTTTCTGGTTTATCTACAAATTCACCAAATAAAATATTCTTTTTAGTTTGTAATACTTTTGCATCCCACTTTCCTTCCCACTTAATAAAATCTTCTTTCTTCATTCCTTTACCAAGTAGTTGAAGTCTGTATCTATTTTTTAATAAATTTAAATGTTCATCAATATCAACTTGTTGAGCTGTACCATCTTCACCTATAACAGTAACAATATGACCTTTAGACATTTCATCTGGTATAGTATCAACTAATTCATCACCAAAAATAAGTGTGGTACTGTCGGTTAGGTTTTTATAATCTTTAACAATTTTATCTGAATAAGATGAGTAATAAGCACTAGCTTTACTTGCTAGATCAGCTTTAACAGTTATTGCTGCCTCTGCATCAACATCTAATACAGCATCACTATAACCTTGGACAATAGCATTAAGTTGATTTTCATATTCATCTAAAGGCATATTAGTTGTGTTGGCCTCAATCTTTAATGACATAAAATCTTTTTGAGCTTTGATAGCCATCTCAGTAGATAAGAATGATAATTGTGTTGCTCTTACAGTTTGGCCATAACTTGTATCTTTGTTACCACCTACTAATTTCTCTCTTTCTACTGGTGATGCATTTATATAATCATTTACACTAATAGGATTAGATGCAGCATAAGTCTTAGCCTCTTCTATTTGAACCTTCTCTTCTTTCTTAATAGCAAAGTTAACCAGGCTATCTAGTTTTCTTTCCATAGTATTAGCTGCACTTGCCATCTCTTGGTATTGAGCAAATGAAACACTCGGTATTCCTACCGATCTAACTAATCCACCTTGATATATTTTTCTCTCTGCCATAATTATGCTTTCTTATCAAATGCTCCAGTCTGTCCAAGTGTTGCCATGTCTGTACCAAACCCAAATATTGCACTCATTATTCCAGCTTGTTTAGCAGCCTTACCAGCAGCTCTTAAATTAGTAAATTCTACTATTCCTAAGTTTTGCATTATCTCTTGATTGATTTGTGCAACATTAAAATCTTCTATTCCATTCCTTAATGAAACTTGTTGAGCAACTAAAATATTTCCTTCATCAACTAATATTCCACCAGCAGCACCTTTAGCTATAATTGATGATAGAGCTTTGTTTGTTTCTTCTAATACTTTTACTCCAGCCTCTTTACTTTCAATTCTTTTATCTTTGTACTGTAGAAGTTTCATATCAGCCTGGGCATCGTAGTATGCTTTCTTAGCCATACCTTCATAGTATGCTGCGTATGCTTTACCGGCTGATGCTGCTACTGCTATTGCTGCCCAAGGAAATGCCATTACTGTCCTACACTCACTTTAAATTCAACTCCCAATAATGTAAAAAACAAAGGTTCAGATTGGGAGAAAGTCATCTGTCCTCTTCTGTCATAACCTAAAATAGGTTTTCTTCTTTTTAATCCAGTATAAAATTCACCACCTATAAATGAAAAATCATTTCCGTTAAGTGATAAATTTTGTGTCAAGTACATATTTGCTGTTGCCTCTACTATTCTTTTTTTCTGAGCTACTACATTACCACTAGATAATTTTAATTCCACCGGTAAAGTTTTAATTTCTGGAGTAAAGTCTAATCCTATTTCAACATAAGAAGTTGGAACAGCACTCAATATAATTTGACCAGAAGATACAACTTTATCGGGTTGCATTTGATCATCAACAATAACTTTTACAGTTTCACCTTCTAAATGATTTAATCCAGTTACAGTTGTTGATCCAGGTAAAGATGCACCAGTTAATAAAACATTACTGTCTGTAGTATTGTCATCATTAAATGCCTCTACATAATAAACAGTAGATCCATTAATAGTTCTTTTTACTACAAAATAAATTTGATCAACATCAACAGCAACTTTTACAAACTCACCATCAATAGTTGATAAAGATGGAGCAATAACATTTTGTCCTCTTAAAATAGAATAAGTTGCAAGAGATCCATCGCTGCCATTAACAATCATTAATAAGTCACCATCATCAGTAGATGTTGCTTTTCTAAGGGCCATGTCAGATGGAGATCTTAATAAGTGAGAAGATAATAAAGAAATATTATTAGATATATAAGATAACTCTACATCACTAAATAAAAATTCTCTTAATGCTTTACCAGCTCTTTGAATAAATAAAGTACCACTCTCAGCACCAATAGGTTTAATACCTTCTTTAGCCCCTCTTCTTGTTGCTGTACTTACAACTAAGTTGTTTGGAGTAATAGGATCTAGTGATGCCTGAGAAATAAAAAATTCACCTCCCTTAGTAAAGATCTGTAAGTCTCTACCAGCAAACAATCCAGTTATAGCATTAACACTATCAGTTGATAATGTAGCATCAATAGCATCATCATCTAAAGTTTCTCCAGGATTAAAATCAAAAAATCTTGCAACTCTAGATGCAAAGATTGTATTAGGTCTAGATTTAGATCCACCAAAATATAGTCTACCTTGGTGAAAGGTTACAGTTCTTGGCCATCCTTTTGATGAGCTCCATGCATCTTCGTATCCACTTTCTATAAACCAAGATCCAGATGCAATAGCATTCGTATTAAAAAAAGGTATTTCAACAATAGCCTCAACTTCATTACTAGCAACAAATCTTGTAATTCTTGCTCTGCCTATTCCATCATTAGTCTCAACATACTGACCAACATCACTTGCAGAAAAAGATCCACCACCAGCACTAAGAGTAACATTACCATCAACTTCACTAGGTGTTAATGAGTGACCTCCAGATGTTGTTGTAATAGTAAATGCATATTGAGGTATGTAGTCAAAAGTTATGTTTGTAATTGTCCAGGAGCTGTCACTTGCACCTCTAGTAATTTCTACTGGTTGCATATCCTCATGCACTACAATTAATGTATCAGCAGACTGAGCATAATCTAAAGTAGCTAAGTATGAGCTTTGAATTGTAGTAGTTAAATAATCATTACCAGATCCATTAATATTAGTTACTAATTCTTTATCTTTATAAACATACATTCTATTATTAACAAATAACATCATGTAACTTTGAGTAGTTGAAAATTCAAATGGAACCAATCTTACTCCATTTTGAGGATTGGCAGCAGAAGGAATTGTACTAACATATTCTAATCCTGGTCTACGAACAGCACCACCTTGTGGTTGGATTAAAACATTACGAGCTTTATCAAGAGCATTATAATATTGATTAATATCAATTCTTGAATTTAATAATGGATCAAGTTCTCCAGTTGTGAAGTTTGATTGAATTGTTACAGCTCTGCTCATTAGTCTCTAACATCTGTTAATGGGAAATCCACTATTGCGTAATTTGGTTTTCCTCTTCCGTCAATATTAGTTGCCTGTCGAAAATACCCACCCCTTCCATTTTCGCTTTCCGTACCCACAGCTACTTTTCTCCAATAATCAGATTTAGTAATTTGATCTGTTACTGGTTCTGCTAGATGCCATGCCATCATATAAACGAGTAGCTGAACAAAGTATGAGGGCATTAGTCCTTCTGTTATTACACTTGAAACATAATCAATATAAATTTTTTCTTCATTAGTAGCAATCGCTGGTCCAGATGAAGTGTAAAGAATTTCATAATTTTGTATTGGTAATACTCTTGTAGAGCTTGAGTTATAAACTTGTAAAGGTGTAGATGATATTGCAGTTGAAGGCATTACATATTGATATGCCCATTCATTAATTGGTGTAGTTGAAGATCTAGCTAATTGTGTTTTAGTTAAAGCAAAAGACCAAGGGTATAATGACAATGCTTGTTTCTTAACTGTTTCGTAAATTTGATTACATACAGTCGCTGCATCATTAGTAGTATCACTAAACGATGAAATTGTGTCTGAACCTAATAGCACTAATGCTTGGTTACAGATTGAAACATTTGTATCTCCACTTGCCATTTAAATCCTTTAATTAGTGAAGAGGCCCCGAAGGGCCTCCCCAATCTATTTATTAGCTGCCATCTGTTACTGTTAAAGCAGTTGCATCTGTTGTATCTACTACACCAGAGGCATTACTGATAACAACAACTAAACTAGCAGTTGGTACTGAGCTATCCCAAACATAGATTAAATCACCAACTTTTAATACATCTGAGGCACTATTAAAGTACCCAGACGCAATAACATTAGCGATAGCATCTGTGCCAGGTGCTGTGTAACTCCACATTTGAGGAGCATTACCAGCTTTAGCTTGTCCACCTATTGGTTGTAGGTTTGTTTTATTATAAGCCATAATTAATATCCTCCTCTATTAGCTTTCGTCACAAGTTATTTTTACGATACCTTCGTCATCAATAGCTACGGCACCAGCAGAGAACATTGAGTTCACTAAGAAAGAAGTTTTCTCTGGAACATAATTGATCTCAGTTTTCTGGTTCATGTTTACAGCCATACCGATTGCTGATCTATGGAACGCAAAAGTTGTTCTGTCGTTTGTTGATAATGGTAGACCACCTTCGTCTCTGTCACCAAGTACATGGAAACGGAAACCTAAGAAAGTGTTGATCTCACCAGAAACCAAAGCCTTAACAGACGCATAGTCTCCAGAGATTGCTCTCTCATCACCTAATAAACCAGAAAGGTTATTAGCATGAACAATGATATGTCGGTCATCAAACGCAACATTCTTTGCATCAAGAGCTTTCTTAGCAGCAATTAGCTTTCCAACATTTAAGTTAGATGCTGTTGCTGATCCAGAAGTTACTACTGTTTTAGCTACAGTTGAAGGTGAAGATGCTGCATCTAATCCATCAAGGATTAATTGATCCATTCTTCTACCGATTGCTTTTGATACTACTTGAACAAGCTCTTGTCTTTCATCAAAGTTTACTTTTGCTTGATGGAAGATGTCTGAGTATTCAGCAGCATTGTAGTCTGACATAGTCGCAGTCACTTGACTGTATGTTACATTTAACGGAGTAACATCAGTTTGTGGAATACGAGCAGTCGCACTACCCTTACCAAGTTTTGGAAACTTGTAAGTATTACCTTGTACACCTTGTCTTAGCCTTACAGCTCCAAGAAGAGTGCTCTCTCCTTGATATGCTTGTTTTACCTCGGCATCGAAAAGAGTAACAAAGGCATTTGTTATTGATTGTGCCATAGTTTTTCTCCTTTTTTAACACATTAGTTTTACTTAACTTGCAGTTGTCGGGGTAAAGCCCGGCTGACAAAAATGGTGTCTTTGCTCACCAGCCAGAAGGCCATTTATAAATTTGGTTATCTTCGCCTATAAGGATAGTCGAATTTTATAAAATTATCAAGTACCTAAATTAAATATCTCCAGGATTAACTTTACCTGGAAAAGCTCTAGCAAACTGTTCTTCAACTTTTCTTCTAAATGCTGGATCTGATTTGTATTTAGGATCTGCTACCATTTCATAAAGTTCTTGTTTACTTGCAGCTCCATCTACATCTACTGGTGCAGTTGGAATTGTTTGTTCACCATAATACTTTCTTACTTTATTTAATGCATTAATACCATTGGCTGTTGCAGCAAATACTTTAAACTCTTCAAAATCTTGATCAGACCATACACCTTTAGCTACTAATCCTTGTCCCCAAGTTTTAATACCACTAATAATTTGATCTGCATTTGGACCAAGAGCTTTAGCCTCTTCATCTGGATTAATACTTTCTTCTTGTTCTTGTTGTTGAGATAATGTCTTAAATGTGTTTACAAGTTTATCGAAAGCACCTTGTGTTGGTTTATTCTCTTTTGCCCAATCTAAAAATTCTTTAGCCAAGACATCATTCTCAATATCAACATCTTCCATTACAGATAAATCATACTCAGAAGGAGCTTTGTGTTTACCCATAGAAAATTGTTTTTGTAATTCTTTATAAGAGTGACTTAACTCTTCTATCTTAGCACCAGACTTAGGATCCCAAAATTTATCTTCAATGTATTCTGGTTTTTCTAAAACTTTAGTTTCTTCTTCAGTCTTAGCCTCTTCTACAGTTTGATCTTTGTTATCATTTTCTAAATGAGGAATAACTGTTTCCTCTGGATTAGGAGCTTGTTGCTCTTCTTGTGGATTAGTGTTAGCCATTAATCCTTCTGATTGATTTAGGTTTTCTTCTGCACTCATGCTTTTGTCCTTCCTATTCTAGTTTGGATTTCTCTGATAATACTATTCTGGCCTTCTCTCGCATAGCCAAAACTATGATCACCACCAGGGATCCATGTTGGTTGTTGTAAAGTTTTATTTATTAGAAACTCTAAAACTTTTTTTCCTTCTTCAGTTTCAAAAGTTCTAGCAAATGCTTTGTTAGTTTCTAATTCTGTATCTTTAGTTTCACTTTTAGATTTTACATCTAAAAATTCTATTCCATCCCATCCTTGTTTCATGATCTAAGTTGTTCTTCTACAGCCTCTTCTGGCATTGGTGTTTCAGTTGGACCAGGAGCTTGTCCTGGAGCTTGTGCAGCACCTTCCATTATTTGCATTGATTGAGACTTTAACATTTCCATTGTTTGTTTTTGTATTTGTTGTTTCTCTTCTGGTGAAGTTCTTAACTGTGAAGGTATACCTAGTTTATCTCCAACGAATGCTGCAATAGCATCTGGTTTAACTTCAGCAACACCACCAGGCCCAAGAGCATTAGCAATTTGAAAGAATTGCATAACCTCATTTACTTCGTCTAGGTTTTGTGCTTTTGCTAATGGGCTCACAGGAGTAACTTTAACCTCAAGCCCATTAACCTTCAAAGGGAGCTGGATCAAACCTTTCTGATCCATAATGAAGAGTGTTCTACGAATGATTGGAACCATCGTCTCAGTTATAAGTCTACCGAATGCAGCACCCATATTCTGAGCAAGTTCTTTCATTCTTTCTACAATTTCTGTAGCTGATCTCGCAGACATATTGTCTGGTGGTAAAGTATCATCAAGTAATTGTTTTTTAATATTCATTCTTAAATCATTAATAACAATTTGAGATACATTGAAATCTCCAGATCTTGGTAATGGAGCTAGTGATGCACCTTGTGGTCCACCATTTCTAGCAACTGGAATAATAGATCCAGGTTGAATACGAATATTAGATGGATTGATTACTCCATCATCTGCTGCTGTGTAAACACCAGCACAAGCAATACTAGCATTCTTTAAAAGTAATTCTAAAGTTTTATTTAAAGTTTTAATATCTGGCAATGCTGTAACTAATGGACCTCTACCAAATACTTCACCAGGTATTTTCATATAACGAGAAACAATCCATGGTGATTGATCCATTCGTCTAAATACTAATTCCTCTTTAGATTTTTCATGTAATATATGATAACAATAATCTCCTCTATCTAAATCATAAACAACAGCCTCAACAAGTTCAATCATCTCTTGAGGTTTCTCATCTATGTATCTTTGTAATGTTTCTGGAATTTTTGCATCTGGAAATTCTCTAGTAATTGTTTCGCCTCTTAATTTATATTTACGATAAACATTATCTACAGTTCCACTTGGACCTTCTTCTAATGCTATTAAGTATTGAGGAACCGGAGTGAATTTAATTGGATTTAAATCATCACCTGGTTGAATTAACATTGCAGCAGTTCCTACAGATAGATCTAATAAAAATTCTCCAATAGCTAAATCAAAGTTTGATTGTCTTAAAACAGAAAACATTTTATCTAAATATAGATCTAGAGCTGACTGTACTTCTCCTCTTCTTTCTACTGGTATTTCATTTCCTGGTTCAAGTCTGCACCATTTTTTGTAAGGAGGAAATAATCCAGACTGTATTCTATTTGCAAATCTTTGTACTGAATGAATAGCTGTACTATCAAAGATCATGTTCATTTTATTTTGGCCAGGAACATTCCCTTCGTAGTAACCTTCATATAAATTTCTTTGTGGTAATGCATAACGATAGCAATCCTCATAGATAGTTCTCCACAATTCTTTTTTAGTGAATGCTTTTTTAGATCTATCTAATACTTGGTTTGCGTTTAAATGCATTATGCTTTGTCCTTATGTTTGTTTGCAAAAGCTCTTGCCTCTGATTTATTTTTAAATCCCCATTTTTTTAGAGCTAATGCTAATCTTGTTGGTTTACCATTTTTTTCTAATGGTCCATCAATTCCAGAAAATCTAGCAGCGAATGAGATCCTTCTCCCATCTGTACCAGATGATTGTGGTCTTTTAACACCAAACTTTTTTCTACCGGCATCATTCAAACCACCTTCTGGATCTTGAAATTTTTTTGCTACCATTAAAGGATTACTCCACCCATAATAAAAGAAATGACTAAAGAGGTAAGAAACCATTTATGTTCTTTTGCTCTTCGTTTCCATTCTCTTACTGTGTGTCCAAAAACTATCATGTTTATGCTTTCTTCTTTTTTTCTTTAGCAGCAGCTATAATATCACCTCTAGTAATTTTCTTTTTATCTCCATACTTAGCTGCAAGATTTTTTTTATCAGATGATTTTTTTTTTATTTTATACATTATACTAATCCTTCCCTTCTTTTTTTCTTTGGAAACCCAGCTCTCATATTTTTGTAAGCCTCTTCAGAAATAGTTGATTTAGATTTTGGTTTTGATGTACCAGCCTTTTTTTTTCGGTTGATATAATAGTACAAACCTTTCTTAGCTTTTTTTCCGTCTTTAGTTGTATGATAATCTTTAGCCATTATTTTCTTTTTCCTTTTTTTCTTTTTCAAGATCTCTGTGTCTTGGGTTTCTTACAAAGACTTGAGGTTTTCTTTCGGCCATGATTAACCTCCTAAAGTAGATTGATCTCTTGGATTTCTAATTGGACTTAGATCTTTACTAGCAGTATCGCCAGTTAATCTACCACCAACTAAACTTGTACCAGTTCTTCTAGTTCTAGGAACCCTTCTTCTTAAAGTTCTAGCAATATCTTTTTTTGGAGCTGGATCAGTTTTTTTAGCAACTTCTGTTGCTCTAGTTTCTGTAGTTCTTTTTTTAGAACCACCACCAGTAACTACATCAGTTACAGTTTCTACTACATCGCCTATAATTGGTACTCCACCCATAACTATACCATCCTTTCATCTTCATAGGGATTTCTTGAGTATGATTGAACACTAGCTAAATTACTCCCCACCCCTAACTGAGGTATAGCTCTTTCTTGAGAAAATAATAATCTTCCACCCATTCTCTTAGTTCGAGCTTTAGCAGCTATCTTTCTTTTTTCTTTTTTCTCATCTGCCTCTGCTCTTGCCTCCCTCTCATCTAACAACTTATTAGTAGTTGCCATTTCTTTAGGTGGCTCGTATTTTGGTGTCTTAAATAAACTTCCCATTATTACCTCTCAAATATTCTACTATACATTATCATATCATTCTTATCAAAAGTATATTTTTTTAATACACCTTCTCTTTTAAAATATATCCTTTCAATCCATTTTAATGCACGAACATTTCGAGCACTTACAGTTACATGGATCCGATGCAAGTTTAACTCTTCAGCACACATCTCCATAAATTTTTTTGCACCTTTATGAAACTTTAATCTGTATTTAAAAATTAATTTCATATCTGGTATTAACCAAAGTTCAGCAACTCCTGGCCATTGAGGAGCTACACCAAAGCAAACTATTGGTTTACCATTGCCATCTATAACTGTGTAACCATATCCAGACTTTGTTGCACGATCTAAGTATTGAAGGTAATTAGGTATTTGATCTATGTTCGCCTGGTCCTCTGGATGAAGATCCATCAATGTAAGTAAATAAGATTTAAAAGGTAATACAGTTAACGGACTATTCTTTCCATCAATGTTAAATATGTTTTCAAGTGTCGATAAGTTCATATGTCAATCTATACTTTTTAGGAAAACATAATTGTTTTAATTTTTTTTCTGTACACTCTAATTCTACCTCTGTTTCTAATTGAAGTTCGCTTTTCAGCCAAACTCTTACTCTCCATTTTCTTTTAGTCTCTTCGCTATTTGTTGCCATAATCTCCAGTTCATTAATACACAAGGCTCATCATAATCCTCTACCATTATTAATAGATCTGCTGAACCCTTCCATTTTTTTATTGTTGCAAAACCTTTTCCATCTTTCCTTGCTTTAACTTCACAATTTAAACCACCCATTAGTTGGACCTGGACATCATGAGGAAAATCTTGCAAGGCTCCAGACAATGGCTGCCTTCTTGCTTTGATACCCATATCCTCAAATAGTTTTACTATTTTTCTTTCTACTCTTGTACCTTTAATTTTAGACTTACTGCTCAT